GCCGAGAATACTGTAACATTGTTCAATTTCATCATCTCCATCTAAAATGCCGTCATTGTTATATTGCGTAATAGCTACATACCTTCCTGCTGCTAGATCTGTAAATGAATGAGATTGATTACCATTACCTGTTTGAGTTGCTATTAAAGTAGAATTATTTACTACAACATCTTTTGTACTAGTACCATTTACGATTGCCGCAGCAACTAAAGTTATATACTCCTCATCCGTAATATTAAGTTTATACAACTTATGTACAAAAGGTAAAGCCTCAGTGCTATTAAGATTATTTGCTGGAACAAACTGAAAGAATCCATCTGGTCCTAAATTCCATACACCATAACCATCGTTATTCCAAAGACTCCATTCTGCTGATTCTCCTCCAAAATTTATAATACCATCTGTAAAACTAACTCCTGTTGGAGAACTAGTAGCATTAGTAGGATCTATATAAGATAAAACATCTGGAAATGGTGCAGTAAAGTCGTTTTCTCCCCCTGCTATAAAATTACCTGTAACTTCATCGCAGAATACACAAAGTACATTTTGTCCTGTAGCTGTAGCATCATAATTTATTGCAGTAGCATCACCACACCCATAAGTAGTAGCTGGAGTACTATCCTCTTTCTCAGGAATAGTAAAGTTATAAGAATCAGTACAATTATTTCCTCCAGACGCTTTTACTGCATATACTCCTGGAAATAAATTAGTATAAGTGATGGTATATGGAAGAGCCTCATCATCTAAATCTACATCTACTGTACTAAAACTTAAATCAGGATTATCTGGAGTTCCTAATATAATATATCCTAGATTTGCACCTATTGTAGCTGCACCACTTAAACTTGTAATGGTAATTGTTATTTGTCCGTTTGCAGTATCCTGTGCTGCATCTTGGATATTAGTAAAAGTATAAACAAGATCACTATTACATTCTACACAACATCCTCCATCTACATAATTACCAGCATACTCATTTATTACTGCAGCAGTAAGCGTAGTAGCATCACAATCTTGTGCATGTACTACACCTGAATCTACACAAGGCAGTGTTTCGTCTGTACAACCTTTTAACCAGTAATTTTCTGCAGTAGGACTTGTACACACACTTAAAGGAGTCGCTCCTCCTGGAGGTGGTATATCTGGTAAATCAAATGCAACTACCTCACCAAATACTACAGGTCCTTCTATAGCTGCTGTATTAACATCTGTAACAGAAGAAGAAATAATACTTAAAGACTCGTTCTTAGTTCCTCCTTTAAATTTACCTACAGACTCTGAGGTCGTTCCTGAAGGTCTATATTGTAAATTATTTAAGAATTGATTTTGTAAATCGTTTGATGCTACATACGCAAATGTACCATCAGAAATATAGTAAAAATCTGTTTTACTACTTGTATCTAATTTATCAGAACTAGAAGACGGATATAATACAGTTTCTTTTTGTCCTTTACCTTCTGGGTACTGCAGACTATCATTAAAACTAAAAGTTTGACTATTTACATCTTTAGTCTCAGTAAAACTAGAAGTTAAAGAATCAAAAGGAACTGCAAGTTTTTGTTTGTTTGATGGAACTGATAATGTTCTCTCTTCAGATTTTCCAGACTTAAATTTTACTTTGTATCGTAAAATTAAAGGGTTAGAAACTAATCTTGATATAAGTTGAGTGTGTCCAGAACTAAGCCTAATTAAATTATACTTTGTATCTTCCCCATCTATTGATAATTGTACAACAGGGTCTGTTAAACTTCCTGTTGCTATAACATATAGTGCGCCTGTAGAATCTCTAAGACACTTTACACTTAAATACGATAGTCCTTTTGCCATTAGCAGTTACATCCGCAGTGGCCGCTACACATTTCAGCAGCCTTGTTATACTTCTTTTCCGCATTAGCTATTACCGCATTCCTTTCAAGTAATGTCCCTGATGCGGTAGCTAACTCAGCTTCTGCTGTTTTTAATAATAAAAATATTTTTTGTGCTGATACTAAATCATCAGAGCATTTCATGCACTCACAATTACAATCAAGCAAGTCTTCCATTTTTTTGGCTAAACAACATAGAATATCACAGCTTACTAAAACTGCACTAGTAGCAACTACTGTTCCTGCTTCTAAATGCACTACAGTCATTACTCCTCCATACCCAGTTGCTGAGTTTGCTAACTGAGTCGCTAAGTTTACAACTCTAGTGTTAGTATTTCCTCCTGGAAAATTATACTCATAGTTAAAATCTCCTAGTGAAATTTTTATAGAATGTTGAGGATTTGCAGCTGCTCCTGTTACTGTTATTACTGCCTTTTTACAATCAGCAGTTAGAGATACGTTTAATGCCATGTTGTTTATATTTTATAAAAAAAGACCTACAGGGGAAACTAGTCCCCTGTGAGTCTTATGTTTAATACTGAAATTACTCAGCTGATTCCATCAAGTATACTACGTGAACCGTAGCTGCACCTGTATAAGTACCAGTTGTAGTTAGTTTTAACTCACCGGCAGCTGTCATCTTGTTAGCTGTTAAAGTAACATCATTAAAATCTGCAATAGATCCTGTAGCTAAAGCGCTCATTAAATCTGTAGAACCACATACGATTTTAACGTTTGTTCCACTAGCTAATGCAGTTTGCTCGCTAATGTATGCTTTAACAACTAAAGCTCCCTCTGGTAAAAATACTCCACTACCGCCTGAAGGATAATCTCCTGCAGCTCCTAGAGTACCAGTTTGAAAACTTGCTGTATAAACTTTTCCTAATTTACTCATCTTTTCTAAGTTTTAAAAATTAATATTATAAGTTAACTGGTGCAAAGTTTACACTAGCTAAGTACCCATTAGCAGCAGCTTCAAACGCAACGTTATCACCATCACCTGCTGGTAAAGCAATGTAAATTTCAATTAAGTTATCTACTCCGTGAATTTGAGAGTGAGAAGATCCGTCTTTAGTAGCTACAATGTGATACATATCATATGCAGTACTTGTAACAGTACTTTGAGCTGGAGTGTTAGGTAATTCTACTCTGTTGTAGAAACCGTAGTTCACACCTCTTAATTCTTCTTCCATATCTTTCACGTAGAAACCATCACCAAATCCTCTTGATCCTGCAGTTTGGTAAGAAACAGCCATAGTAGTTGCTCCACCTTCTGTGTTATCAAAAGCTGCGTCCATGTGTACTAACTCTTCTTGAGTTTGACCATCAACTCTTACTTCACCTTTTTTGAAACCAGTAATATCTAAAGTACCGTCAGCGTTATCAGTAACCGCTCCGTTTACCCAGTAAGGTAAATCTGCATCAATAGCTGCTTTAAGTGAAGCACATTGAGTTGCTGGAGTAGCACCATTTGCTACAGTATACTCGTAGTTTTTGATCTCAAATGGCTCAGCGCCATTAGTAAGATTAATAATTTTGAAAGAATGTGTACCCGCAGCACTTGCGTTAGTAGCTAAAGTAATTCTCATTACCTCTGCAGTTTGTGCAACACCGGACTGTCCGCCCCATGCAACTATGTCTCTACCGTAAATCCAAGGAGATACAATATTTACATCGATCCCTGAAGGGCCACCTTGTACAATTCTAATTTGATCAGAGTCTGCGATAGTATCACCAGCAACTAATGAACTAGGTCCATCAGAAGATAATTTTTGAATATCAACAGCTCCGTCAGCTAAGAGACCATTAGAGTAAGCGGCTTGGCCACCAACTGTACCGTCTCCAATTAACAAATGTCTTGCCATTTTTGTAAAATTTATGCGGCTATGCCGCTATTAATAATTATTCATTCTTTGTTACCTCCATGATCGCAGATTTGTATCTAGGATCACTTATGGCTTCTAATATACTGCTTACCGTCATAGCTACAATTTCTTCATGTGTATGCTCTGGTAACTCACAGTCAATCCCCAAAGATAAGGATATTTCGCCTGGCTTTCTGATGTACGTTATTTTTACAGTGTCTATTATAAATATATCACTAGTGTATATATCTATAGAGTTACCTCTCATTGTTGTTAATGGAGAAGTGTATTTTGTAGTATTAAACGGGTCACTTAAAAGCGTAAATATGTCGTCTTGTTGTGAGAATCTATTTCCTTCAGTTATGTTAGCTGAAAAAGAAACTGGTTCTCTTCGTTCTGCGTAAGTAGTATCCATAAACTCTAGCCCTTGTGGCGCTGGAGCTGTTTCATCTACAGCTGGTATTCCAACAGCAAATGTTCTTTCTCCTAATGAACCATCATAGCTTATCCAAGGATATGATTCAATATCTACTACTACTATAAAACTTCCTGGGTAATTTAGAGTTTCATACTCTTCCCAGTAAATGTCAAATCCTATTCCAGAATTATCTATAATATCTTGTTTGACTGCTTCTATATTTGATGGATAACTTTCTGGTGTCCATCCTCCTGCTATTAATGCAGCTGAAGGATTCCATATTGATGCTGATGTAGGATCAGTTCCTGTAACATCTGCTACCATCTCAATACCATTTACAAATGCAGAAGAATTATTAGTTGCATTATTTGTAACAAAGTTATTTAAACTTAGTACAAAATAGTATTGAGCTGGGGGATTGACCAGTGAGTAGGTTATAGGCCTACAATTATCTATCCACAGTCTTGATTGTTGATTTACCAAATACATATAATCTCCTGGTAATTGGAAAGTGTCAACAAATATTTTTGTTTTTAATTGCTCCTTAAATGATACTGGAGCTTCATACTCACGCACGAGTGTACGTAAGTCATCTATTCTTTTTTGAGATTCTTCAAANCCTTTTCTGTAGATGTTATTTCTACCGTACTTGGTATTNATAAACCTGTACATATTTTTATTTAGTTCAATGTCTATCTCTTCGGATAGCAAACTGTCAGCTTGGAGTGAATTAATCTTATCCACTCCTTGCTGTACAGCTATATGCATTTCAGTTACATTCATTAAGATGCTAGTGTTTTAAGTTTTGCTCTTAAAGTAGTTAATTTTCCTGAGTTCTTTTTGTCATTCAGGTGTATAACAGTGTCATCCATTGTTTCTCCTAATACCTCATCAATAAAGATAACTTGGTTACCTATCTTTCTTAGTACTCCTGCAGATACCATTGTCTCGATTTCTGCTTTCAGTTCTAAGTGCTTATCTTGACATACTTTGATAAACTTCTTAGGTGATTTTTCCTTAATATCATAGAGTAAGTTTTCTACTTGTTCTCTAGTCAAAGTTTTAGGATCAATACTTCCTAATAGTCTAAACACTCTTCGCATTTGTTTTTCATCAGTAGATACTTTGATAAATGCCTTGTCAGCATCTTTCTTAACCTGAATATCATTATTACGCTTCATATCCTTCTTAGCCAGATCTTGAATGTAAAAACGCTTGTTTGAATCTGCGTTCATTTCTTCTTCTGTTAATGCTACGTGAGGATGCTTCAATGCAAAATTATATTTGATAAAATCCGTAATGTCAATAGGAGATCCATCTTCTGTCTTTCCTACTTCTAGTTCTACACCTTCAAAGCCTACTGGTATGGTAAATTCCGACCAGAATTTTTTGGTGTGTTTTGGCCACTCCATGTGACCGCCATCTACATCTAACATACCATCTAAATATTTCTTCTCGTCTTGTGGACTAAAAGGTTTTAGTGGTTGTCGATTTACATACACGCTACTTAGTCTTCTAATAGCGCTTGCGTTAATTTCCTTTGGCAAATGATTATTAATCGATTTTGCTCGTAAATAAACTTTTTTACTCATAATCTAGTACTTTTAAAGTGTTAATTAGTGGATGTAAAGTATAACTCTCCAATATTTTAATAGAAGAAGTGGGGGCACTAAGCCCCCACGACCTCAACCAAAAACCAATATATAGACTTGCGAATGCTCGCCTCTTTTAACTCCCTAAATTAGGAAGCTACACATTGAATATCCAACGAAGTATCAAATCTACGTAAGCAGATACCCGCTGTCTTCAACATGTGTACACTTGCACCATCAACGTCTGATGCTCTTGCGTCTGAGCCAGAGAAACCTCTAGGAACTACAGAACCTGCAACACACCAACGCATCATCTCACGACCTTTCTTAGAGATCATTGTAAGATTAGCTTGTCCGTCATAGTTAGACTGGTCTACAAATACCATACGGTATGACTCTAATGAGTAACCAGTAACTGGGTGCTTTCCACGAGCCTGTGCAACAGGACCATGATCAAATAATGGTAATTTAACCACATTGATTACGTGTCCATCCACATGCTCGTAAGTAGTGAAGTAACCAGTCAATCCTAAGTTACGTCCGCTACCTGTTATAAATCTATTCTCACCACCTACTTTGAAAGTGTTAGACGAGAAGTGAGACTTAAGTGCTTCATCAAATTCACGAGCTCCACCTGTACCTGTGTACAATGTAACTTGCTTTTGATTAGCATCTGTCATTTGATAGAATAAGTCACCAATGATGTTTTTCAACTTAGTTTCAGTCATAGTTGAATAAGTATCAGTGTTTACGATCTGCTCGAATAAACCAGGACCTACAATAACAGGCTGTCCATTCTCATCTTTCATAAACGTGTTACCGTTTGCATCATAAGTTTTTTGTCCGTACCAGTA